TCACGGCTTCTGGTCCTTCCAGATCACGCGCCGCACGTAAACGATCCGGTCAATCCGACGAATGACGGCGCGCTGAACCTCAGCGGCCGACGGCGAGCCGAGGTCGAACTCGATCATGTTCGTCTGCCCGCAGCCCGTGCAGCGCCAGTTGTTCTGGTGAACGACGTCGTCCCACTCGATGTCGCCGAAAGCCGTCCTCAGCTCCGTGACAAGGAAATAGCGCTCCGCCTTGCAATAGCGGCAGCGCAGCTTGGCATACTGGTTGTTCTTCGCCGCGTCGGAAAGGCGATAGCTGCCCTTCTTCTTCGGCCAGTAGGGTTCCGGCATGAGAACGAATTAGGAACAAATGCTTGACGGATCAAGCTGCGCGGTGCTTACCTGCCGGCATCTGAAGCGAGAACGGGATACACCGACATGAGTACCGAGCCACAGTTGGCAGCGGACGGCGGAGCCATGCCAGAATTGGTCTGGAGGCCGGACAAGGATGGCGGCTTTCATTGCTATGACGGCGAGACGGCCATCGGGCGCATCATGCAGATCGGCAAGGGCCATCCGGGAGCAGGCCACTGGCGCTGGTTCGCTGGATTCGTCGTCAAGCCGAACGTCGGCATCACAGAGACGCGCGAAGAGGCGATGGCGGACTTGGAGGATATCTTCCGACGCTACTTCGCCCTCTGGCCGAAAGCGCGCACTATGTATCCCTATCCGCCTGTTCGTTGACCGGCGAGGCCGGCAGGAGCAGGATCGCCGCATGTGCAATCTCTACAACATCACGACGAACCGGCAGGCAGTCATCGCCTTCACCAAGGCGCTGCGCGACAACGGCGGCTGGAATCAGCCCTCCCTCGACGTTTACCCGAACACCCGCGCGCCGGTCGTCCGCAACGCGCCCGACGGCGTGCGCGAGCTCGCGATGCTCACATGGGGCATGCCGACGCCGCCCGACCGTGTGAAGGGCAAGGCGGATCGCGGAACGACCAACATCCGCCAGCCGAACTTCAGCCATTGGCGCCAGTGGCTGGGCATCGAGAACCGCTGCATCGTGCCGGCGACGAGCTTCGCAGAGCCCAGCCCGACGCCGGGCGACAAGGACCCGTCGACCGGCATCCAGCGCAATTTCTGGTTTGCAGTTGACGAGAGCCGGCCGCTGTTCGCCTTTGCCGGCCTGTGGACGCCGTGGCATGGCGTGCGCAAGGTGAAGGACGGACCCGGCGACTTCGAACTGTACGGCTTCTTCACCACCCGGCCTAACGGCGTCGTCGCGCCGATCCACGACAAGGCCATGCCGGTGATCCTGACCACGGCCGAGGAGATCGAGGTCTGGATGAACGCGCCATGGGAAGAAGCGCGCGAACTGCAACGTCCCCTTCCCGACGACCAGCTTGTCATCGTATCGGCGCCCGATCCGATCGAGCCGGCGGCGGCCGAGACGCCGGCGCAAGCCAGCCTGTTCTAGGAGCGGCCGGGCATGAGGCAGGACAACTTTCCAGACTTTGCGGAGGACTTCCGGCGCGCCGTGGTCGTCTACACGCCCAACACCGCGCGGCGGGACGGCACGCCGATCCTCGCCCGCAACGCGGCCGGCGAGATGCATCTGATCCGCTGGCGCATCGGGGCCGATCTGGAAGAAGGCGACGAGCCCTATTGGGCCATGTATGAGACCGACGAGGAGTTCGAAATTCATCGAGTGGATTCGGTCGCCGCTATCGCTGGATGAGATACTGGAAATTTACGGATGAGCGATGAACCGACGCGCGGCGGCGCGATCACCGGAACCCCCAGCGGCCTGTTCGAGCACTACTGCGAGCATGAGGGCTGCACTGCGTGGGGCTCGTATGGCTTTCAGGCGCGCAAGGCGGAGCGGGCGCGCTATTTCTGCTACGAGCATCGTGATGACGGCGAGCGCATCATTGGCCGCAGCTACACCTCTTGACCTCTCCCGGCCGCCAACTCACGCGCGCCTTTATTTCCGAGCTGGTCCGCGCCGCCAACGAGATCGACAAGCTGACGCTTTTTGAGAGGACGCGGCTGTTCCAGCGCACGTTGGTGACGCTGGACGACCTGGGCGCATCGCCGGTCGATGTGATGATGTTCAGCGAGTACGGCCGGATATCGGATATCTTGAGTGACGAGGAGGCATCGGCAGCACTGAGGTGACGCCGACATTCCGAGGAACGATTCGACAGATGTTCTGCAAAGGCGCATACTGCTGTTCTAGGAGTACCCCCCATGGACAACGCTGCCGCAGTACGCCGCCTCTCTCCGGAGGTGCGGACAGCACTTGCGGTCTTTCAGGAAACTTACAAGTCCGCTGAAGGACCTTTCGCTATCTCAGACGCTCTGGCCGCAGTTCGGCGTCTCTTTCCTGCGCTCGATGTGTCGGACAATGAACTCACCAGAGCGATTGCTGCAGAAGCGGCCGCAACGCGCCTCCATGTCTCTGGCCAAGACAATCCTACCGAGGAAACGATCGGCACGGCGACTGCCGATGATGCATCAGGAGATGTTCGCGCCGCCATCGCTGCATTTCTGCGAGAATGCCAGAAGGAAGCTGAGCCCTTCGCGGCCGCGGAGGCGCTCGGCGCCGTACGTCGCATGTTTCCAGCGCTGCGCATTTCAGATGAGGAGCTAACCGACGCCATCGCAAGAGAAGCAAACGCCGCAGGGTTCGACATCGAATATGATGCTTCGGGTTCACCGAGACAGCTTCGCATGAAAGCGCTGGAGGAATGGGACAATGAGGGCGGCGCCAGCAAACCTGCTAACGATGGGCGGCGCCAATGAGAGTGCCAGCAGCACGCTTCGCAGTTCGCATCGAGGTCGACACGACATGGACGGTCTACGATATTTTCACCGGCCAGCCGGCGAAACCCACGCGCTGGCAGTTGGTGGGCCTCACGCGAACCAAGGCGATTGAGTACCGAGACCTAATAAACGCCAAAGAATTGAAGCAGCGCGACAGACGGCACTGAGGTGTTGGGCGATCTTAATGCGGCCGAGGCGCGAGGACGCCTGAAACACGAAAAGCCCGCCAGCCGAAGCTGACGGGCGTTGCCTGGGAGGCGGACTGGAGGAGCCGCCGCGCCGGAACATCTACAGCAAGGATGAAGGGCCGGTTAAGGCGCCACAGGGGCCATGAGCCGCCGCTGTTGCTCGAGCCTGTCCAGCCGTTCGCGCATATCCATCAGCACGTCGCGTGCGCCGTAGACGCTGTTCTGCGCCTGCTTCACCTCATCGATCTGACGCTGCTGGTCGAGGAACCGCTGATCGTAATTCTGCCAGACACGCTCGTGCTCAGCGCGCGGAATGAGGTTGGCCCGCATGTCGACAATGGAGCCTTCGGTCCGAAGCCGGTCCTCCTGACTGCGTGCCTGCCGCCAGTCCATTTCCTGCCGCGTCACCATGGCGGCAGAGATCGCGGTCGTCGAAGCCTTCAGGTCGTTGGTCGCCTCACGGATCGGCCAATAGGCGAGCGCGCCGATCATCGCAGCGAAGGTCAGCGCGACGCCGAGAGCCTGCCACTGAGGCTTGGCGCGCTCCGCAAGCGTGGCGGTGAGCTGCGAGATCGATGTCTCGATTTGCCTGAAGCCCGTCCGCATCTCGTTTTCGATGTCGCTGACGCGGCGACCGAGATTGGTGACGCGCTCGCCCATCTGAGCGGTGATGGCGTCCTGATAATGGCGAGAAGCATCGTTGCCGTTCGTGGTCATGTCTTCGCCTTCCAATGTCCCCGCCCCTGTTCTTTCAACTGCAATAGGTGGCGCGGGCGGCGTTCGCCGCCCTCACCTCGATCTGCGTCTGTTCGGTGTCCCGGCTCGAATAGGTCACCGGCCGCCACGCGTGCTCGCAGAGATCGGCGGCCATCGCCGCTTCGGCCTCAGTCGCGCCGGTTCGGGTCGTCAGCGTCGGGCTGCACCCGGCCAGCCAGAACGTCGTCGCGAGCGCGAGCGGCAGCACGGACGCGGCGGCCGTGAAGGACCTCGATTTCATTGAGTACCGCCTTCTCGATATCGGCGCGCTCAGCCCGCCGCGCGATAACGGCGGCGAGCTGCAGCAGCAGGTTGAGGATGGAGAGCCAGGTCACGCGACGGGCCGCTTGCGTTCCCAGAAGAACCACCAGACGAACGCGCCGAGGGCCAGCACGCCGCCGACCGCTGCCTGAAACTCGGCGCCCTGCGCAACGGCATCGCCGAACGCCCAGCCGCCAAGGGTATAGAGCAGGATGCGCAGCACCTGCTGGATGGTATCCCAGTTCATGGTCTTTCCTTTCGTGGGGTTTGCCCGGCGACCGGCCGGGCGCGGATCAGACGACGGCGCCGAGCGGATCGCGGCGCACGTCGAAGGAGGGGCAGGCCTTGGCGGCATACTGGTTGTGACCAGTGATTTTCTTCACGCCGCGGTGCTTGGCCGTGAGCTGCTGCGTGAGCCACAAAAGCGAGGAACGCTGTGCCGGCGTCCGCGTGTCCTTGGCGGTCTTGCCGTCGGCCGAGACACCGCCGATATAGACGACGCCGATCGTGCCGGTGTTGTGCCCGGCGACATGGCTGCCGATCTGGCCCACCGGCCGGCCGAGAAGGACGCGGCCGTCCCGATACACGACATAGTGGTAGCCGATGTCCGACCAGCCGCGCGCCTTGTGCCAGGCGCGGATATCGGCGACGGTGAAGTCCTTCCCCTCCGGTGTCGCCGCGCAGTGAACGATGATCTCAGATATCGGCCGCGCCGTAGCGAGCAGCTTCAAAGCGTCGGCGTTCGGCGGCGCCACCGGCCGCCCGGAAGTGTCTTCAGTCGGCACAGGCTGCGCCATGGCCGACTTGTCCGGCTCGGCCCTTGCTGCCTTGGGCGGCGTCACGGCCTGCGTCAGGGCCACGCGCGTCTGTGGGCCAACGATCCCGTCAATGACAAGCCCGTAGGCCTTCTGAAAGGCTTTGACAGCAGCAGCGGTCTTCGGCCCGTTCTTGCCATCCAGCGGGCCGGGGTTGAAGCCGAGCGACGATAGCCGCCGCTGGAGTTCCAGCACGGTCATGGGGATTCTCCCTGCATGTTGTTGATGCTTGCGTGTGAAGAGATCGACGCCCTAAGCTCTGAAGGGCTGGATTGGGGCCGACTATGGAATGGTTGAACTGCTTTTCACTCGTCTACGAATGCGTGCTGACGGACGAGGCCCGAAACGTGAGGGCACAGGAATGGATTGCTGCCGCGACATCGCTGGCCGCATTCTGCTCGGCAGCGTCGCTTGTGTTGCTCACGTTCACGGTGATTTTCACAAGAAGCGCCGCGAAGGATGCAAGGGATACTGTAAAGCTCACGCAGGAAAGCAATGATGCACTGGAGCGGCAGATCTATCCCTATCTTGGCGTCAGCAGAGCCTACTTCAGGGATGACGGAAAATGCTTCATCCACATCAAGAACTTCGGGTCAACGCCCGCCCTTGAAGTGCTTGCAAAGACCCGTTCGTTGATCGACGGCGCGCAGGACGCGACTGTGCGCCATGAGATAGGCATCGTCGATCCAGGGCACGACATACCTGCTGTTGTAGAAGTCGATGTCGACAAGGATGCGTTCCGAGAAAAAGGCGCAAATGCCAAGCTCGAAGTGGTGATCTCCTACACGCATCGAAGCAAGAACAAGAGATGGATACGCCGTGCCGCCTACTATCATGGGCCCGGTCTCGATAAGTCTGATAGCGAGAAAGAACTCTTCCTCTTTCCAGCCAGCGCGAGGGAAGATGAGATTGAAGACTAGGCCGGCCACGCAAACGCCGGCAGCGCGGCAAGCACCGCCTCGATCGTCGGCGGGCTCGCCGGGTTCACGGCCGCCAGCATGGCGGTGGCGGCGGTCCACACGGCCGAGCGCCAGTTGAACAGCGCCAGCGCCTCGGCCGCGAAGGCCGGGTTTGGATCGTCGCGATAGGTAATGGCGGTCTGGATGCCGTCGTAGCCGCGTTCGCGGGCCTTCGCGTCGAGATGCTGCTGGATCGCCGCGGAGTAGCTCCCCTGCAGGTCGGCCGGCGACACGTAGCCGGGCGCCAGCGCCGGCAGCATGTCGGCATAGGCGTCCAGTGCGGCCCCCTCCGTCTGCACCTCGTCGCGCAGGGCAAGCAACGCAACCTGCTGCTCCACCATGGCGGTGGTAGTCTCACCCTCGTCGTTCGTGATGACGCCGGGCACCATCCGGTAGATGAGCCACTGGTTGAACGCGGTCTCTTCGGTGCGTCGTGCGCGATTTGCCATGATCGTTATCCCAGCATGTTGAAGCAGAGCGCCGACGCGATCGTCGGCGACCCGAGACGGTTTTCGATGTAGATGCGGCCATTGCTTCCGGCCGCGATGGTGAGGGCGCCGTCAGCACCCGTCGTTCCGCCCAGGACGCCGGTCGTCAGCGTCGGCGCTGGAGCAATCACGCCGATCGGTGCGATCGAGTTGGCTGACGCCGCAGTGCGGGCAACATATAGACCGGATCGCGACGGGACGTTGAAGCCGACGTAGACCAGATAGCCTTCGGTGCTGGTCGATCCTGGGAAACTTACCGCCGCGTCGTCGGCGATGGCGCCGAGATTGTAGCCGACGCCGGACTTGATGAGGAAGTCGCGGCTGTTCACCGCCTTGAAGACCTCCCGGCCGATCGCGCCGCCGCCGAGCGTCGTCAGCGCTCCGTCGATCTGGGTCGCCGCGAGAAGGGTGCGCGCATAGGCCGTCAAGGTCGACAGCGTCATCGCACCGACACCGGTGAAATAGGCGATGCGGTCGGCGACCCCCGCCAGACCAGCGAGTGCCGCGAGATTGGTCGCATCAATCGTGTCGGCGGTGCCGGCCCCGGTGAGGCGGGGGATTTTGTTACCGCCAGCGCCGTTGAGGCCGCCCAGCGCATAGTTCACGCCGGAGCCGAGCAAATTGATGAGCGCCTGCAAATCCTGCTGCGGATTGGTCAGGTAGGGCGTGAACTGGATCTCGTAGGCGGCGGCGGTTTGCACGCCGCCCGGCCACGCATATGCCAGCGTCAGGCTGGTGTTGGAGTTGACCGAGGCGATGCGTACGCCCGCGCCCTTATGGGTACCGAACAGGTCGCCGGGCCGGACAGTGTCCAGCCATGCCGTGCCATGCCCCGTGACGGCCGTTCCGTTAGCCGCGACGGTCGCCGTGCCCTGGTTATAGAAGCTCGGCATGGTCAGCCCTCACCCTCCGGCGCATCGGCCGGCTCAAGCAGTGCGCGCAGCTCGGCAATTTCGGCCCTCACGGTGTCGAGGTCGGCCTTCATCTCCGCGTTTTCCTGCGCGAGATAAAGGTTGCGGTTGCGCAGGTGCTTCGCCACCGTCTCGGCTTCGAGCACATATTCTTCGAGCGCCACACGCGCATCGACTACCTTCGCGCCGGCCGGCAGCGCGTTTGCGTCCGTCATCGTCTTCTCCTGATATCGTCAGACCATGTTGAAGGTGGCTGAAAGCGAAAGCCGCTGGACCACGCCGGGATCGGTGCGGATGATACGGTCGCTTTGAATGCGATAGGTCGCCGGGCCGACCGCGGGGTTCACGTCAAAGACGGTCTCGCTGAAGATGCGCTTTTTCGTTGCATCGACGACGAGGAAGAACTCGCTATTCATCTGGTTGGCCTCGTCCCCAACCTTCACGATGCGGAAATAGTTGGTGTACGCAGGCGAAGCGCCTGACGTCCAACTGAGATGCGCCTGAATGAAAACAGGGTAGGCTTCGACGTTGTCGACGGTCACTTCGCAGATCGTCAGCCAGCCAACATTGTCGACGCGGTTGTCGATATGTGTGGTCGACTTGACGGTATTCGTGACCGCACCGGGGGCAATCTTAATCCTCGTCACCGCCAGGTTATCGATCATGGCCGATGTGACGCGCAGGTTGCCGATGACCGCGTCGCTGATATTGCCCCACTGCGCGACCAGCTCGTTCATGTAGACGACGCCGCCGGAGATCACGAAGGGCACGCGCCGCAGCGTACCGTCCGCATCGGTCACGACCAGCCGGCTTGCCACCAGCGCGATCTCCGACGTGCCGTCCGAACGCGCATCCAGATAAGCAGCAGCACTTGCCGCCGCCGTCGCAGAACTGGCGGCGACGCTGAGCACGATGCGGGACTCGGAGCCGGCGGGCGTTGCGCTGGTGAAGATGCGCAGCAGGCCGCCGGCCGCGTTGTCGCCGACCAGGCTGTTGAGCTGGGCAATGAAGTTGCTCTGCGCCGCGACATCGGTCACGAGCTGAGGGATGCGCTGATCGTCCGACATCACCCAGCCGCCGGCGCCAACGGCAGTCGCGACAAAGATGACGTTGTCCGGCGTCATTATCCAGAGGTCGCCGACCGCGGTCGCGGTGGGCGCGGTCGGCTGGCGGAACACCCTGTTGCGGCCGTTGGCCGTCGTCTCCACCGCGGTGACCTGGCTTTGCAGAGCAAGGATCAGCGACGATTGCCCGGCGATCTGGCCTTCCGCCGTGGTGATGCGCGCGCTGTAATCGTCCAGCCGCTGCGACACGACGACCATCTTGCCGTCGATCACGTCGATGCGGCTGGTGAGCACACTGACGATGCCGGAGACGCCGGCAAGCCCGGTTTCGGCATTGCCCATGCGTGTGTCGAGCGCGATGAGTTGCTGCGCGATGGACGAGGTCGGCCCGGTCGCCGCGATGATCTCCTCGCGGAAGCTGGCACGCGCCGCCTGATCCGTGGCGGTGATTTCGCGGCGGATGATCTGCGCCTGCGTGTAGTTGCGGGCGATGGCCTCCCAATCGAACACCGCGTTGCGGCGGATGTCCTCAAGCTGCTCGCGAGTGCCGCGGGCCGCCCAGTTCTCCAGCTCCTGCACCCGCCGGATGATGCCGGCATAGTCGATGTCGGTGTTCGGGGCGGCCGGAGTGGTGAATGGCATCCAGTCCGACCACAGCGTTTCGCGCGCCGTGCCTGGGATGTAGCGGCCCCGCGCCTGATAGCCGGTGCTGGAGAAGATATTCTGCGAGATGTACGCGGACCCCGCAGCGACGCGATCCGTGCGCCCGGTGTGAACCGCGACGAGGTCTATGGCGCGACGAACCTCCCATTCGACGGCAACAACATCCAGCTGGTTGCCGTCCCATCCGAGAAGGCCGCATGCCTGCTGCGCACCGTTCGCGCCGGTCACGATCGTGCCGTCGGCGCTCCAGTCGCGCAGCGGCTGCGGTGCGGGCCAGCGCGGCGTAACCGGAACGATGGCGTATGGGAGCTTGTCACTCGGCCGCCAGACATAGTCGGTCGGGTCGGTCTCGTGCGAGCCGACCGTCTGGTTCACGTTCGGTTGGTCGTCGATACCGTCGACCCAGAACAGCTTCGAGACGAAGCCCTCTGCAACCGAGGTCACCGAAATCGTGTCCAAGGGCTCCAGTACGTAGGCGGACGGCGGCAGCGTCTGCGTCAGCCTGCGGAACCGCCGGCCGTCGAGCACCAGCGCCTGCTGAAGGCGCTGCACCTGGAGCGGGAACGGGACGGCGTTGAACTCCAGCGGGGCGAGACGTTGCTGACCCTGGTCCTCGGCTTCCAGCGCCGGGAATAGCGCCTTGGGCGCTTCCTTCATCTCCCAGCCCGTCTCCGGGTCCGGATAGGACGAGCTGGCGCCGTTGAACGTCTCCTCCAAGCCGCGGAAGGGATCGACCTCCTGCTCTTCGGTGACGACGACATTGTTCTCGTCGGTGAAGTAGACCGGCAGCGGCGGCGCGCCGACATGGATCTTGTAGATGCCACCGACTTCCGTCATGCGGCCGTTGCAAGACTTCAGCAGCTCGTTGATGACCTCAATCGGCTGATGCTCGCGCACCTTGATCTCGTAGCCGGCACGGTACTGCTTTTCCTTGACGTCGGGACTGCCGCCGGTGCCGGTCGCGATGACGACCTCGACATCGCACTCGTTCATGGCCGCGAACCAGTTCGCCAGCGGCAGGCGGGAGGCGGAGATCGCCGGCCCGTAGATGCGTTTCCCCTGATAGTAGATGCCGCGCAGGATGTTGTAGACCATCACCGCCGGGTTGTCGGAGAAGGCATAGGTCGCCTCCTGCCCCCACCGCTGCGGGCCGGAACCGCCGACGCTGCTATCCTTGCGCGGGTCGTAGAGCTTGAGGCCCTGCACCTCGAACACAGCCTGCGGGATGCTGCTGAAAAGCTCCTTCTTCACCTCTGCGGTGAGCACGACATAGGCCGTGCCGCGACCGATCCGGTTTGCCGTCCAAGGGTCTTCAGGATCGTTGGAGAACCAGGAAACGAGGTTCGGGTCCGCAGCGGTCTGGTCGCCGAGATAGTATTTGGCGAACAGCACGTAGTTCGACGTCGGCGCCCATGCATATTCCTTGATCGGCAGCGAGCCCGGCCCGAAGTAGGCATGTGCGTTGGGAGGAAACGTCGCGCCCGGATCGCGCGTGCACTTCTGCTTGTTGACCCACAGCGTGTTGCTGATGCTGGCGACCGGCAGGTTCGACACCACCAGCACCTGCGCCAGACCGGCATTCGGTGTACTGCCGACCTGGCCATATTCGTTGATGTAGTAGAGCGTCGGCGCGGCGGCGTAGGTGCCGATGATGAAGACGGCCGAATGATCGCCGCCGATGCGCACTTCCGACGTGATGCCCGGCTGATTGCTCTTGCCCGTGATCGACTTGATCAGGCTGGAGCCGATCTTCAAGGCAATGCCGAAGGCGAGCTTCAGCAGCGTCGCCGCAATACCGCCAGCCTTCAGGATTGCCCCGACGCCGGCGATCAGCGCAGAGATGGGCTCCGCATGGGCGAACGACACCCATGCGAGCATGAACCATACGGTCCACGCCGCGATGCGCAGAAGCTTCATGATCGCCCTGAATGAATGAGGTCAGTCTGTGTGCGGCACGCGGAAAGCGCGGGATGCACGAAGAAGGTCGACAGTGCCGATGCCGGTCACATCAGGCCCCACGACATAGATGCGCGGCCCCTGCACCACGCCGAGCGCGATCACATCGCCCTCGGGCACGACGGCGATGTCGCCGACGCCCGCAAGCGCTGGCGCGATCTCTTCGAAGAGCGACGCGGTCAGCGCCGCCTGATCGGCGAAGCCGTCGCGCCGCAGCACCCGCAGTCCGCCCAGCAGCGTCGTGTAGCGGCCGCGATATGGGGCAGCGAAGTCCTCGCCCGTCATGGCCTCGACAGCCCCAGCCGCGAAAAGCGCGCAATCATGTCTGCCCCATTGAAAGGGTATTGGGGCAACCGCCTGCATGTAGGCCAGCAGTGCCGGGCGCCAGTCGTGCCTGCGCTTCATCGTTGTGGCCTCGGCGTCGCGTTCGTGGCCGTCGTCGGCTTGCTCGCCTGCCCCCAGGTGATGTTCTGGACGCGCCCGCCCATCGTATCGAGCCCCTTGCCGAACTCGTCGCCGCCCCGATCCAGATAGAACTGCTCGTTCTGGGTCAGGCGCTCGACGAAGGTGAGCTTGCGGCTGTCCGACACACAGGCGATCTCGATGCCGCCTTCGCCGCCCACGGCGGGAATGCGCTTCGGGGCTGCATTGATCCAGCCTATGAAGCGCGGCAGGGCCGGAGCGACCATCAGCTGGGTATCCGGATCGAGATAGCCGCGATGCAGCTGCACTGGGGCATGCTTCGGGTCGTAGCCCTGAATGGCCTGAAGAACAGCGGCATTCAGGTTGCTGAGCCGGATGCGGATCGTCCGCACCTCAAGCCCCACCTTGAGCGGGATCGCCGGCCATTCCAGCACGCCGCCGCCCGCATAGTAGGTGCGCGTGACCGGCAGGCCCGTATCCGGGTCGATCACGGCCACATCCTTGCTGTCCCACAGCGACGACAGGCCCATGGTCTCCGTCTCGCCCGTCGCCCGATTGCGGCCCTCGATCCAGAGGAAGTTGACCGGCGCAATGCCGCTCTTCGACTGAAGTGCGGCGGCTGTCGCGCTGTCGATATGGTCTCTCATGGCCGTTGCATGACCTCGAATTGCATTCCCTCGGTCACCATCGAACGGGCGGTGCCTGGGTCGAATGTCTCAGGGACGATGAACACCTTAGCGGCCGGCTTGCGCAGCGTGACCGACAAGCCCGTCGTGATGCCGGAGGCGAGATGCGGGCGCACTTCAAACAGCGGCGTCAGCCCGGCGGCGTCAGCCGCCACCGTCTCGACGATGCGATGAAATGCCCGGCGAGTTGGGCTCGATCCGTAGTCATACGAGAGGTAGTCGCCTGCGGTTAGAACGTAGCCAGAAGGAAGACCGCTCAGCCGCAGAGATTTATTATTGGCTCCAACCGAGTTGATAGCCGGTGTTCTGGTCGCGCCCGCGACAGCTAGATGGGCATCATCGAAATAGACCGCCGGCGCCGCGCTGGACGGATAGAGGCGCGGCCTGATGACCGCTGTCGCCGTTCCTGCAGGCGCAACCGCCTCGATTGCCACACGGGTCCAGTCTGTTGATGCCGGGTTGGTCGTGATACCGGCAAAGCTCAGGCTGGCATTAGCGCCATCAAGGAACTGAATGATGAGGCCGATGCCTGTGCTTGTGGCGACATCGCTTCTCACCCAAACGCTCGCCCGACAAAGCGCGCCGGCCGACGCCGGCCTTCCCTGATAGATCTCGGCATAGGTCGTTGCCGGACGGTCGAGCCGCATCGAATACGTGCCCGAGCGTGCAGCATCGCTGGTGACGGTTCCGCCACCGACACCGCCGGCGCTCCACGACGAGGAGCCACCCTCGAAACCGCCGTTGAACAGCATATTGTCGAGCAACGCGCCGTCAGGATCAGCGGACGGGTAAGCCTTCTGCGGCGCGTACAGGTAGAAGCTGCGCATCGGGCCGTCGAGGCTTTCGATCAGTGCCTGCACCTGCGCAGCCTGATCGTGGTACATCGTCGCCAGCGTCACCGTGCCCTTGATGCGCGGCGGTGCGAGCTGCGCCGCAAGCACATCACCGGAACCCATGCCGGAAATCTGGTCGAAGCGCTGCAGCTGCCACTTCACCGTCTCGATGCGGAGAATGTCGGCGAAGCTGTTGAGCGGGAGAGGATCAGGAAGAGCCATTATCGGTCAGCCTACGCCATGCGGGTCGCTGGCGATCTGGTTGACCCGATGGGGCAGAACCTCACGGTCGTAGTGCGTGAGCGCCTGTTCCATCTGGACTTCCGTCGCTTTCTGAAGCCGCTCCTGAAGTTCCTTGTCGCCCGTGCCCGAAACAGTGACCTTCATGTCGAACGTCAGGTGCTGAGCCGCTGCCGTCTGGCCGGTGGGCCTTGCCTGCGCGGTCGGCGCCGCCAGCGCCCGCGTGTTCTGGTTCGCCGGCATACGTACCGCCGTCAGGTTCGATGCCAACTGCATCGCCTTCGCAGCAGGGTTGGCCGACGCGACCGACGCGCCCCCGAGGATATCGATGATGGGGGTCAGGCCGTTGGAGCCGAAGCCACCGCCGCCGCCGAAGCCGAACAGGCTCCCGAGCCAGCCCCAGATGCCGCCACCGCCCGAGCCGGCGTTGTTGACCTTGAACAGCGCGTCCAGAACGTCGTTCAGCAGCTTGTCGACGATCTTGTCGAGGGCGTTCAGCGCCGCGTTGGCGAAGCTCTCCCAGATGGACTTGCCCTGCTCCAGCCCGTTGCGGAAATCGTCGATGAACCCCTTCGTCAGGCTCTTGGCGAAGGCCATCGCCTCGCGTGCCCGCTTCGTGGCCGCCTCGATGCCGGCCATCGTCTCGGCCAGCATCTTCATGTAAGCGGCCTGCTGCGGCGTAAGCTCGATGCCCTTCTGCTGCGCCTGATTGAGCAGGTCCTGCTCGTACCGCAGCGCGGCGGCCGCCTCCTCGGTCATGCCGAGGGCGTCCTGTTCGGCCAGAAGCGAGGCTATGCGACGATCCGCGCCGTCGATGATGTCCTGATACTTCTCCTCGTCCGTCTTGCCGCCACGGCCCTTCTTTTTCTTGTCATCGACCGTCGTCATCCATTTGGCGAGTTCCTTCAGCTTCTCGGTCGCTGTGGAGGCGCCGCGGGAAATGCCGGCGCCGAAGTCCCCGAGCGGATCGGAGCCCATGATGCCCTTGATGTTGGCAGCATGCTTCGCGTTGGCCGCGTCGAAGTCGGCACCGCCGCCGGGGTCCAATCGACCGAACGACACACTGTTTGGAATGAGGCCAGTGCCCCAGATTTCACTGGCCTTTCCGCCAATTGCATCCGCGATACCCGCACCGGGCGTGATCGCGCGGTAGAACGCCTTGATCTTGGGAAGCAGGACGTTGATGGCTACCTCAAAGCCAGCGATGAGCATGTTTCCAGCGCCGGTTGCCGCCTTCTGCATGATCGCCGGAAGCTGCTCCCAGATGAACTGCACGTCGGCGAACGCCGCCCGGAACGAGTTGATGATGAAGTTCCCGACCGTCTTGAGGACGCCAACGACATCCACGCCCAAGGCGCGCTCGATCTCGTCGCGGAAGATATTGAGCGCCGCGACGGCGGCGGTGATGCCGATAACGAGAGCCACGCCGGGGTTAGCAGCAGCCATCGCGCCAGCCGCAATCACAGCGCTCACCGCGAGGCGGCCAAGCAGCGCGATCACCTGCACGATGCCCATGACGATAGCCGGGGCATAGAGCAGCGCCAGCCCGGCCGCCGCCATCGCGGCATATGGGGCGATTGTCTCAAGGGCGCCGGCCAGCGCCACGAGGGCCGATGCGGCGAGCTTGGCCCAATCGACCATCTGGAGCCCGGCAGCAACGAGCGCAATGGCGCCGATCGTCACGAGCGAAAGCGGACTGATGATCGATGTGAAGGCCGCAGCCAGCCCGGACGCGGCGCTCTGGCCGCTCGCCTTCATCTGTTCGAAGACAGCGGAAAGCTGCGTGCCCTGCTGAAGCGCGATCTGGAGCGGGTTCATGCCCATCGCAGCGGTGACGCCGATGTCCTGAAACTGCGCGGCGATGTTGGCCGTGTTGAATGCGCCCGGCCGGACGACCGCGCCCTTGCGGTTGGCTCCACTGAGGGCATTGTCGAGGGTCTTGGCCGCCAGCGCGCTGTCGCGGAGCTGCTGAGCATGCCGGCGCTCAAGGCCGGTGAGCACCGTCACCGCATGCTGCGGCGTGGTGTAGCCGAGGGCGACGGCATTCGCCATATCGATCGCGGCCCGCTCTGCTTCTCGGCGTAGCTGAGCCTCCAGACGATGCGTCTTGGACAGCGTGGCCTGCCAACGCTCCATCGCGCGTTCTTCGGCCGTGCGGCGCGTCACCGACTGCGTGGTGATCGCGATGCCCTGCTCCTGCGCAGCGGCAAACTTCGCCATCGCGGCGTTGTAGCGATCAATCGCGCCCGTCGACCGATCCGTTGCCTGACCGGCATCTATCATCTTGTCTTCGAAGCGATCGAGCACGCCAAGCGCGCCATCGCCACGAACGACAAGTTCGGTTACAGCTTCGGTCATTGATTTCCTTGGGGGAAAAATGAAGACGATATTGACGATGCTTGCGGCAGCAGTTGCCGCCTATAGTCATCCCGCCGCTGCCGAGACCGATCCTCGCGCGGTTGAGGAGTGCAAGGTCACGAGCGCGACCTTCGTGCAAATCTCGGAATGTGTTCCGATCGCGCACGTCGCCTTTCGGACGATGGACGCGTTTCAAGCGATCTATCCGCAAGAGGCGCAGCCGCTGGCCGATAGATGCCGAGAGCTAAACAGCGACCGCATCGTAGGCACGGAAGCGTGTGTTCGGACGGCAATTGACGCCGCCGTCCAGCTTCAAGCCTCGATGCCCGCCGGATCAGCGATAGAAGACCCTATATTCAATGCGGTTCGCTCCGACGAACTGCGTCGAAAGCTCTCGGCCGAGATCCAGAAAGCGAGATCAGATTTCCCTGATATCCGGCTTTGGGGCGGCGGCTCGTACCAGCCCTATCGCTGATCCTGATGGCCTTCATCCTGCTTGCGGCTAATCTCAGCCAGCCAGGCATCGTCGAGGTCTTCAATCACCTCGACCTCCCACGGCGCCAGCCGCACGCCCGACAGCCGCATGAAGGCGTCGATGTCGCCCCACTCGATCGGCGAGGCGCTGAAGCCGTTGCCGCCCCGGCGGCGCCTGATGCGCGTAAAGGCACGCCATAGATAGGCCACGGCGGGCGGAAGCTCGGGCACCGTAAGCTCAGCTTCCAGTTCTGCCCGCCGCTCAGCCGTCCGGGCGCGCTTCAGAAGGCCCTCAAGGGTCTCCCGAAGCGTGTGCCCTTCCTTGTCCCGCGCACCGAGCGCAAAGACCCGCTCCGCGTGCTCGATCAGGCCGCCGCGGAGCGCTTGGTAAAAGACCCGAGGTCGGACAGGAACTCCAGCGCCTGCGTCAGCAGCCCGACACGGCGCGGATCGATCAGGAGGGCTCGGGCATTTTCGACGTTGAACTGGTATTCCTGACCGTCGATCTTGACCGGCGACCAGCCGACGAGACGTTCCACGATCTGCATCACGTTGCGCTCGCGCACCTGATCAATGCTCTCGTCCGGAGCCTTCCACTTCTTGCCGTTGGTGACGGCCTGTTCCTTCAGGCGCTCCTCAGACAGGCGCTCGCGCGCGATCCGGTTGCTCTGCTCCACCGTCTTCGGGTGGCCCGGTCCTGCAAACGTCCAGACCCATCCGGTCGGCTTGCCGTTCACCTCAACCACCATGTCGGCGGTATCCGAGGCTTCCAGATCGGTCATTGAAAATTCGGTGATTTCGGTCTTGCTCATGCTGATGGTCCTTTGCCGGAAGGGTTGACGGCGGGGACCGGCATCCCGCCGCCTGTCGTGCGCACAGACATCGCCCCGGTAGCCGGCCGGGATTGCTGCTACTTCTTGGCCTTGGCGGTTTCGCTGATCGCGATCCGGCGCAGCTCGTCGGCCGACTGCGGCCACGTCACCACGTACCCGGCGGCGGCGGCCTGCTCGATCGCGGTGGCGAGCTGCGCGGCGGCCTCTCGCACCGCCTTTTCCTTTGCGGTCATTTCGCTGGTCCTTTCCTGCTGAAGATCACGCGGCGGCCGAGGTCTGGTAGACGATCATGCTGCGATCGAAGGCACCGCCGCGCTCGTCGACGCCCACCAGCAGACTGAAGGACTGCGTTCGGCCGTTGTCCTGCCCGATCTCGCCCTTCGTCGCCGAGGCGAGTGTCATGTTGCCGATGAAGAAGGAGCAGAAATCGGCGGCGCCGGTCTCGTGCTCCTCGAACAGCAGGTGCAGGCTGAGTTCCGTTTCGTTCAGGAACTGCTGCGACCGGGCGACATCCTGCTTGAGCGCGGTGATCGTGCCCTCGACCGTCGCAAGGTTGGTGAAGACCTCCGGCGTGACGACAGAGCCGACGACGGGGGTTCCGGAGGCGTTCAGATTGAGGGTCAGATCAATCGACGACACGTCCAGCACATCGCTGCCGCCAAGCCTGATCTTGGCCTCAACGGCGGTCAGGCCGATCGTCACGGTTTCCGATGGCGACGTGAAGTAGGGCGCGGCAACGCCGGTCATCACCTCCATGTCCTGACCGACCAGACCGAAGGTGAGGATGCACATGCCGTTCGGCTGCATCTGGAGTTGCATCGAGCCGACGCGGACGCCCTTGAAGACTTCCGAGCCGTCGATATCGATCTCATGCTCTTCGAAGGTGAACGACCGATGCGTCATGCCCTGAATGAGCTTCTTCGGACGGGTGATCGTGAACGAGGTATCCGCCGTCGCATTGGCCGTCAGCGTCTCGGCCACGGTGATGACGGTCGCGGTCAGCGCGGTGATGCGCAGGTTGCGATTGTTGTTGTCGGCAGACGAATGATCGGTGAGCCGAATGACATCGCCGACGCGCAGGCCCTGCGTGATCCACGAGCCGCCTGCCGCGACGATGGTGTTCGCCGTCGTCGTGATGCTCGTCATGGCGGTATTCGTTACCGTGATGGCCGGCGAGAAGGTCCCGCGAAACACTGCCTGGATCAGCTCGTCAAACGTCCCAACGCTCAGGTCGCCGGCATACTGGCCCGTAACGCTGCGCGAGCCATGCCGGCCGCGTGTCGACATCCCGTCGCGGCGGACCTCGTTGGACCTGATCGGTTCCTTCGCGAGCGACAGTTGCCCGCTGTTCGGGCGGAACGCCTTGGCGCCGGTACCGCCCGGCAGAGTGCCGAAAACCGTTTCCTGCTTGTACGACACGGCGACGTTGCGCCCCGACTGGTAAGCCATGGGGTTTTCCTTTCCAGATTGTCAGTGAAGGGCGGCGCTCAGCCGCGATGCCAGTATTCGAAGGGGCAAGTCATGGTGACGCGGAACCACGCGCCGGTGTGCGACCACTCGATGTCGCTGCTGGATGTTGCCTCACCGCCCTCGTCGACACGCGGAGCCCATGTGCGGACATAGCAACCGTCGCCGTTGTCGTAGAAAACCTTCGCGCGGAAGATTTCCCCGATCGCCGTGGCATATGCGGTTGACAGCGCGTCGCCGGTGCCCTGCGGCACGAAGACATGGACGAGGATCAGCCCATCCGTCACCCAGACCTGAGAACCGGGCTTGCCTGCCCCGCGCATGGAACTGCCCGACGTGGCGATTTCCAGATGCGCCCACGGCAGCAGCTTGGGCATCGGATCGGCCGTGACGGGCGGCCACGGATCATCGGGCGTCTCGTTCTGGAAGGTGATGCGCGTCGTCGGCCAGTTTGCCACCAGCCGCGCCCGGATCGCAGCCTTCGCCCCGGTATAGTCGCCCATGTCAGCGCCTCGGCCTGATGACGAGCGCGGGGTATCGAAGCCCCGGCTTATTGTAGGCTCGCCCGACAGCGGTCGTACCGCCGATCAGGCCGCGATAGGTGAACGTGATCGAGGCTCGATTGCCGAACCGCCGAACCAGCACCTGCGCGGCCTGCTCATAGACCCGATCGGTTCCCGGAACGCGCATCTTCATGGTGCCCGCCTCGATCTTGCGGGCGTATGGAACGCCGTTCATGATGATCACCTCATCCGAACCGTCCCAATCGGCCAAGTTGCGGGCCGGCGCGCCATTCACGTAGAGGGTGTGCGAGCGCCGGTAGACATCCTCCAGCACCGGCGAGAAGTCGAACAGCGCGTCGAAAGCCTCGCGAACGATATCGTCGAGGCGAGCATACCGATAGCGGATCACGCCGCCGGCCTTCACCTGCTCCTCGCGGGCGCCCGGTATGCCATCGACCTGCCGGCTGAAGCGCGACGGGCGCGGTTCGGTCGTCATTATCCGCGCATGCTCGCGCTTCGCCGCAGCGACGAGGGCTTGGCGAACTTGATCCCTCGTGCCCTTGGCGGCCACGGTGAAGACCTGCACGGCGTTGCGCGCCATCAGGTGAGCCTCACCCGCATTTCCAGACGCACGAGCACGTCATTGAGATAGATCGGCTCTACCTCCTGCACCTTGCCGAGTTTGCCGGCCGTCGCGAAATCGTCGCCCGCGCGTGGCAGATCACCGCCGAAGTCGCTGGGTGAGGATATCACCGTGCGATCGGCGAGAGTGATAAGCCCGACGACCTTCTCCAGCTTGTAGGAGCGAACGAAGCCACGACCAGACCTGACAACTCCGGAACCTCTCTGCAGGGTAATCGTCTGCCCATGCTGTGCAAGCTGCCTGTCAAGCATGGCGATAGCATCTGACGGGGTCATACCTGCGGCACCTTCAATCCGGAAAGCAGGCTTTCCGCCGCCGCGCGCACATGCGCGGAGACGCTGGCGCCATCGAAATAGGTGCGGACACCAACGCCCTCGACCGTCTCCGAACGTAGCCCCGGCGATGACGGGTCATGTCGCAGCAGGTCCTGCACCATGAGAATGACGGCAAACTTCGCTTCTTCCGGGACATCACCCGTTCCGCCGTCGCTGACGGCGGTGCCGTTGAATCCGGCGCGATACCGGATGCGATGCAACGGACAGCGAAGCCACGCGCTGCCACCCCGTGCCACGACATCCTCGCCGCTCACACGATACAGCGAAGGGCCGACGATCGCGTCATTTCCAACATGGTCTTCGCCTATGACACTGACGATATCGATGAGAGGAGGGCAAGGCAGACGGAATCGGCACCCGGAGAAATTCCCCGCGACCTCGATCGTCTGCACGCCGAGAGCACGGCCAAGCCACCCGGCTGGGCCGTCGATCATCCGCGTTGCAGCCGTGATCGCGCGCGCGACGGATGCATCGTCAGGTGCATGGCTGCCAGGGATATCCGCCGGCGTGAGGATCGCCGCCGGCGGAACGATGACGCGGATGAACATCCGACCTATTTCTCCGCCTTCGGCTGCTCGCCGTAGACGCTCAGGTCGAGACCCTGGCCGGCGAACTCCGGATCGGATGGATGACGCCGCGCCGGATCGTTGAAGTCGCCGCCATTCTGCACCGCCGACGTGCCGGCACGAGGATTGTTCTCAACGGAAGGATGATCGACCGGGATGGCGGCCTTGATCTCCGGCTCGACGAATGCGCCGGACCCACTGTCCATCTCGGTTGCGGGCGCCGGATTCGTTACCGCCATTTCGGCCGGCAACCTGCCCTCCTCGGCAGCCTTGTCGGTCGCATGCCGGGCCGCTTCCTCGCGGCGCTTCTGCTCTTCTGCGGCAACGTCCGTCGCCGTCTCTTCCACGGTCTTCTTCGCCATCTGACTGGCTCCTGTTGTCGGTTGCGGGGAATGCACTGCGGTTGTCGGCGGCGCGGTCCGCCGCCGACATAGTTTGAACGACGCTCCGATCAGGAAGCGGCCATCTTCAGCGCCTTGAGCGCCTGCGGGTCCAGCACGCCGCCACCCACGCGCTTCGTGGTGTAGAACATCACGTAGGGCTTGTTGGTGTAGGGATCGCGCAGCACGCGGACACCGGTGCGGTCGACGATCAGGTAGCCGCGGCGGAAGTCGCCAAAGGCGATCGGCACCGCGCTGGCCGCGATATTCGGCATCGCCGCCATTTCGGTGACGGGATAGCTGAGAAGCTGCGATGGCTGTCCGAGCTGGAACGACGGCTGCCAGATGTAGTTGCCCTCACCGTCCTTCAGCTTGCGCGCCGTACCGAGAGCGTTGCGGTTCAGCACGAAGCGAGCATTCTGCTGCATGACCTGCGGCAGCAGGTACACGAGGTCGATCAGCTCGTCCGTGGTGATTGCCGTCGCGCTCGCAGCGGTCTTCAACTGGATTGCGCCGAAGGGATGTACGGCGGCGTTGGCCGCGCCGGTCACATAGGTCAGGAAGCCGAAGGGCTTGTTCGTGCCGTTGCCGGAAACGAACGCCAGACCCTCCTGATAGGCGAACTCGGTTTCGACCTCGCCCGCCAGCCACGCTTCGAGATCGATTTCCGCATCGTCGAGAAGCTGCTGCGTTGCCGCCGGATTGGCATAGAGCTCGCCAGGCGTGAAGGTCAGCGGGCCGAACTCGGGAGTCGTCGTCTCGGGACGCGCTGCCGTCTCGCCCACCCAGCCCGAGCCGGTGCCGCGCAGGTTGAACAGCTTCTTGAAGCCGGCCGTGCTGATCGTCTGCACCTGCGCGATCGAACGCATGGGCGAGATCTCGACCAGCTTGTCGACGATGGTGCGATCCCACTCGATCGGCGCGAGATAGCCGCCCTCGTCGTCGGCGCCCTTGTTGAGCGCGGCGTTGACCGTTCCCTTGGCGAAATGCGCGCGGAACGACTCGGAATACTCCGCGTCGCGCAGCTCGCGCTCACCGCTGTTGAGCTGAGCCGCGGCGAGCTTGGCGTTGAGATCATCGATCGCCTTCTGGAAATCGCCCACGGCGGCGTCGATACGGGTGACCTTTTCGTCGAGCACCACATCGGCCTTGCCCTTGAGCTTCTCGTCGTTCGCGGACTTGAAGTCCTCGAACGCCTTCTGAAGCTCGGCGAGCAGTTTCCTCGGGTCGTTCGCATCTGCGCGGGGAGCCGTGGTTACGGCCCGCGGGCGCGCGGCAAGCGGGTTCGCGAGGGCGAAGGCCCCCGGTGCAATGTGCTTCATCATGATCTCCTTAGGAACGAAGCGTGGAAAGGAGCCCGGAAAGTCCGGACCAGTCGTCGCCAGCGCCCGGCGTGGCTTCAGCGGCAGCGCCCGGCGTGCCGCTGATCCTGCTGAGACGGGCGCGCGCTTCGGAGCGCGTCATGCCCGCCTGGACGAGCGACAGCTCCGCCGCCCGCAATTCATTGATGGTGCGATCACTGGCCTTCGCGTCCTCGTCGACCGTGATCGTGTCGGCCGGCAGCAGAGCGTCGGCAAAGCCGCGATCCATTGCCTGCTTGCCGGACATGTACGTCTCGGCGTCCATCCACTTAGCGACCTGGTCGGCCTTCTGTCCGGAACGCGCCGCATAGACATCGACCATGGCGGCATCGAACGGTTCAAGCCATTCGGAGGTCTCGCGCATGTCGTGCCGGTTGCCGATCGCCAGCACCCAGCAATTGTGGATCATGATGAACGACGCCGCGCCGATCTCGATGCGGTCGCCGGCCATGGCGATGATCGACGCCGCCGAGGCCGCCATGCCCATGACCTTCACCGTGATCTCCTGCGGATGCTCGCGCAGCACGTTGTAGATCGCGATGCCCTCGAACATGTCGCCGCCGGGCGAATTGATCTGCACCTCGACGGGCCGGTCGCCGATGGCGCGCAGCTGCGCCGCGACCTTCTTCGCCGTGACCCCGCCGCCGCTCCACCAGTCCTCGCCTATGACGTCGAACATGCTGATGACGTTGTCACCGGCTTCGAGCGCACGGATGCCGGAGGCCTCGTCGCTCCACTTGTCGAAGACCGTCGACTTGGTGAACGCCTCGACCTTGCGGTTTGCCGGCACCGGGAGCGCGCCGGGTCGCGCCTTCGCGAACACGCGAGGGCGGCAGGGGTGCTGTCGCATGGGATTTTCCTCAGTCTTTCAGGGGAGGACCGCCATTGTGGCCGGTCATCGTGTTCGGCGGGGCTTCCCGCTTCGGCAAATCCATCGTGTCGCGGGCTTCGTCGGCCCACATCCACGGCTGATGACCACCGGAGCCGAGCGCCTTGGCGAGGTAGTCGGCCTGATCCTTCAGAGATCCGCGCAGCAATGCGCCGGCGTTGAACTTGGCTGCATAGACACCCTGCTCGTCGTCGGCGAGAAGCGTGCGCTCCACCGCCTGCTGCCAGGCCTCGAACCACGGGTTCAGCGCATAGGCGACGAAGAACTGGCCCAGCGCCTCGATGCCCGAACCCCAGCTTGTCTCGTCCACCATCAGCAGCGGCCGCGGCACGCCGGTAACGCGCGCGATCTCCTCGACTTGAAGCTTGCGCAGTTCGGTGAGCTGCGAATCCCGCGCCGACTTCGTCCCGGCATCCCACTTCATCCCTTCTTCGAGGATGAGGGACTTGCCGGCGTTCTCGGCGCCTTCCTTGTCGGCAAGACTGTCCCTGAGGCGATTGTACGCCTCGACGGAGAGCTTGCCCGGATGCGTGAGCGCCTGCCCCGCGAGGACCCCGTTCTTGAACAGGCGGCCGGCCGCCATTTCCGCGGCAAGCGCGATGGCGATGGCATCGCGCGCCTGCTTCACCAGCGACAGCCCGTGCAAGCCGTCGAGCGACAGGCCGCGCAGGTGGAAAACCTCTGATGCCTTCAGCCTGCGAGGCGTGCCGCTCTTCGGCCGGTATTCGTAGTGGACGCTCCAATCGGCCCCTTGCTTGACCTCGACACACGACGGATCGAGCGGCACGATCTGCGCGACGCCATCACGCTGGCGCCGAATATCGCGGCTGTTCACGACCAGGGCGTATGAATCGCCGTAGACCAGTGCGCGCATCTGCATGAGCGACCGGAAATCGAAGGCCGATTGCCAGCCGTTCGGCTTCCGATGCAGCACCCGGTAGAGCGGATGATCCTTGGCCTTTTCCTTCGTGTCCTCATTGATGAGGTGCAGCGGCAGCATCCCGATCGAGTTGGAGATGAGGCTGACCGCGCGGAACATCGCCGGATTGCGGAGTGCCTGCGTGACACCGACGCTTTTGCCTGTCACCGCGTCGATGCCGCCGCGCATGAAGTCGAGGAGCAGAGGATCTGTCAGCGACAACGCCATCACGGCCTCGCCGCCATAGCCGCGCGGCTCAGCCGCAGCGGAGGCCGGCGCCGAGGCGCGCGACCGGAAGAGGTCAAAAATTCCCATCCGTCCTCACACCATCAGGATGCCGCGTTCTTCGTAGACGGAACTTTCCGAGCCTGTGCTGATAGCCAAGCCGCACGCCATCACTGCAGCGACGATCCCGTCAATCTTCTCCGCGCTGCGCTTCTTTGTCGGCACGAAATTCAGGTTCTCATCGAACCGGACGGCCGCATTGCCCGCCATCCAGCGGAGAACGGGATTGCCGCCATGGTCCAGTTGCCCCGAGACGACCAGCTTTTCGAGGAACTTGGTCGGCTCACCGAGTGTCTGGGCACCTTGCCGCATCTTCAGGAAAAGCTCCTCCGGAGCGCCTTCCTTCACCAGATCGGTGTAGAGCTTGGTCGCGTTCCACGGATCGTAGCCGATTGCCGCTACATCGAAGACCTCAAGCCCCTCCAGCACCGCAAGCTTCACATAGTCCTGATCGACGTAGTCGCCGGGCGTCGCGGTGATTGCCCCGGCCGACATCCACTTGTCGTAGGAAACGCGGTCCTGCTTCACGCGACGCGTGATGCTCTCTTCCGGAACCCAGAAGCGACAAACCAGAATCCACTTGTCGTTCTCTTCATCGGGCGGAAAGACCCACACCAGCGCGGTGATGTCGTCCGTCGACGATATATCGAAGGCGCCGAAGCAGCGCCGGCCAGCCAGACCGGCCGCCGCCATTGCCTGCTGGAAATCCTCGCCCTCCCCGACGACGTAAGATTTCCACCGTTGCTTGTCCGAAACGCACGCGTCCCACTTCGTCAGGCTCAGCCAGCGGGTGACGGCGTCAATCCACTGGTTCAGGTGGTAGCAGCGGAAATGCGCCTCGGCGCGTGGGTTATCGACGGCGAGAGATGCTTCGCGCCGCAGAAACTGCATGGTCGGCGATATGCCGAGGGACGGATTGGCCCTCGCCCAATCCTTTTCATCGGTCCAGTCGCCGTCCTGATCGATGGCGAAGATCGCGACAAGGCTGGTCGGATCGTCGATCCGACCATCGAGGATGGCAAGGGATTCCTCCCAGAGCGACCACCCCGTCGCATTGCTCTTCAGGCCAGCCGTGGACGCGTAGAGCTCGATCGGCTCAAGTCGCGCGCCAGTACCCTGACGCAGGGTACTGGCGAGCTCGGCGCTCTCCCATTCGTGCATTTCGTCGCCGACGATGACGGTCGGCGAGCGGCCGTGCTTGCCCTCGGGCTTGCCGGTCAGCAGTTCGAAGAGCGCGCGTATCTTCGGTATGTAGATCGACTTCTTGAAGGCCTGCGCCTTGTCCGCCAGGCTGGGCGCCATGGCGATCATCGCCTTCATCTTGTCGAAGACGATGCGCGCCTGCTTCTCGTCGCGAGCGAAAGCGAACCCTTGTCCACCGATGACACCGTCGAGCACGAAGAAGAGCAGCGCCAGCGCGGCCAGGAACTCCGATTTCCCGTTCTTGCGCGGCACCCAGAGGAGCAGCCGGCGAAAGAGCCGAACCTGCTCGATGCGCGGCGGCGACTTCTCGTCGTCCCTGATCTCTGTGGGGATCTTCCACCCGACGAGCAGGCGGACGATTGCCTCCTGCCAAAGGCCGAGCCTGAACGGCTTTCCGGCAAACCGATCTTCCGTCAGCCGGAAGATGCGCGGAAAGAGCGCCACCGCAGCATCCGCCTTACGCTCATCGAACCATGCGCCGGGCTGGGACGCCGCCCGGCGCCACACCACGCGGACCCATTCCCATCCGCGTCGGTCGGTGGCTTCCGTCACCCATTCGGGCTCGGGCCAGAGCAGGTGTCCGGCCGAAGCAAGCAACGCCGCGGCCGAGACCGACGACATGTCAATTCATGCGGCTCGGCGGCGGCGAATCGAACTCGGCCAGAAGGCCGACCGGATTGTCTTCCGGCTGCGTCGAGGTAGCCGCGGCACTCGCCGCATCCTGTCTGGTGTCCGCGTTGCCGGCGTCATTCCCGAACAACGGCAGGAGACCATGTGAGGCGGCCTGGTCGCGCATGATCTTGTACCGGGCATCGGGACGCATGCCGAACGCCGCCTCCGTCTCCCGCAGCATCTTCTCGATATCCTGACAGGCCTGCCAGGCGGGATGACGTTTCTTCGTCGGCTCCCCGTTCGTGCCGATGGCGTCGAACCAGGTCCCCTCCTTCTGCACCGTCAGATCGGCCGCGATCCACTCCGCGACGTAGCGGCAGTATCGGCCGAGCGCCAACGCATCGAGCTGCGTCGCAAGGTTGAGCTGCAGCAATTGCGGCAGCACGTCGTTCCATATCTCGGTCGCCTTGCGGCTCTTCTTCAGCCACTTCGGCGGACGGACATTGCCGACCGACACCGGCTGGGGGCGCGCGCTGCGCTCGGCACGGATCGCCTGCGCCTCGGCCGATGACATTCGCTTGCCCGGAGCCCCGCGTTCTGCCTGCTGCTCGGGCGTCTGCGGCTTTCGGCCACGAGCCATGATCCAACTCCGGGACGATTGCAGGCGCCAACCACGAATGCCTGCCGAAAAAAAGAAATTCGCGAATTTCGCGGCGATACACGCGTGCTTCCCCGGCGGTCCGGGGTCCGCACCGCCCAGACTTTCGCCCCCCCCCTCCCTAGACGGGCGTCGGGCGGAGCTGGATGGTCAGACGGCGGGCAGGCTGACTGTCGAGCCAGAGCTCAGCAGCACCGATCTCGCCACGGTCCCTCATCGCCTCAAGGCGCGGCTTGATGACATCGTGATGCCAGCGGCATGCGGATTGCCACAAATCCCGATGCCAGAAGACGGACATGTCACCACGATGCGGTACGACATGGTCGACGACCTCGACCGCCCTCAGTTCGCCCACAGCCTGGCATCCAAGACAAAGCGGATGCTCGCGCTTATGCGCAGCGGCCGCCTTCTCCCAAGCGGTAGTATAGCCACGAGCACGGGACGAACCGCGCCGATGGTCATACTCCTGCACTGACTTATCGACAGCAGGAAGGTGCGACGGACGCCATGTCCGTGGCTTGCTTGGCATCGTGCGATATCCGGAATCATCACCATCGCGACCTACCAGACCGGGTGTCCCGGCGGCGGGTCTGGGGCCGATGGCGCTTCCCTCGCCTCTGGCGGGTGCGACTCTGTCGGCTCGTCCTGATGGATTCGGCTATTACAGTTTGCTGATCTGCGCAAGATCGAGGTCGACCGACACCGAGCGTCCGAAGATCATCACCTCGATCACTGCCCTGCCCCGATCGTTCACTGCCTCGAAGACGGCGGGAAACGAAGCGAACGAACCCTCGTCGATGCACACCTTGTCACCCGGCCGGAACGATCGCATCATCTCCTTGATCGCCTCAGGGTCGTGCTCGACATCAGCACGCAATTTCAACATCTTGGCCTCTGAAACCGGGACCGGCTTCTCGGCACCGCCGATGACGCTTACGACACCTTTCAGGCCGGAAATCGCCTGCCAGCAGGCCGCGCACCACACGACCTTGATGAAGAGATAGCCCGGCAGGAACGGCACCGATCGGGCAACGGGACGCATGGTTCCGAAGCGTCCGCGACGCCGGACGATGCGCGTTTCCTGCGCCATCCAGCGCTCGATCTTCGCCGCCTCAAGCAGTTTGTCCACAGCATTGTCTTGGCCGGGCTTCACATGCAGCACATACCAGCGCGCCGCAGGACCGACTTCTCCCGCCGCCGCAAGCAAGGCGCGCTGGCGCCGGGAGATCGCGATTCGGCGGTCGCTCTCCTGCCAGGCATGGGTGATGTCGATCACCTCTCCCGTCGAGGTGTCGACCCAGCAGCGCCCCGCCTCACTCAGCCGCTTCTTGTCGATCGCCATCATCACCGTTCCCTCGCACCGCATTCTCGAAAGCTTCCAGCCCGTCCGGCCCGCCGACCGGGAAGAACACGCCCGGATGCGAGCCGAAGTCGGGTATCCATGGCCAGCCGCGCCGCTCATATTCCGCCCGCCATGCGGCAAGCACCGACGATCCTACCGGGACGAACTCCGTCAGGCTGGCAAGCCACGCATCTTCCGCCGCGACCGTGATCGACTTCCGGTTCGCCACCGCCTCGTGCCAGCGCTTCACACGCGGCCAGCCGTGTTCGGCCTGCCGGCGCAGGCGCTCCGCCCGGCCGACATCGTCGTCGCGCTGCAGCATCTCACGCAGGAAGGCCGAGCTGGGCGGCGGTGCGGGTTGCGGGGCGACGGTGAGCAGCTCGCGATGGCACATCCCGGCCCAGTGCGGCCCCCAGGGCTTGCCCTCGACCGGCCCGGCATCGCCATCCACCGGATCGGCGACATCGTCGAACAGCCGCTTGCCGAAATAGGTCGAGGGCTGGTGGACATGGTCCTTGCCCTGCGCCTTCAGCAGCGCCAGCCAGGCCGGAAAGCGACGTTCGGCAATCTCCCGGTCCTCGGCCGACAGTGCGGCGAAAGCCTTGAGCCCGGTATCCTTCGGCATGCCGCTGAGGCGGGGCCAGACCTTGATCATCCGCCAGTAGGCCGCCTCTATCTTTTTTCGATCTTCCTGATCGTCCCCTCTCTCCCGCGCGCCAGCGCGCTCGTCTTGAGAGGGTAAGGGCGGTTCTAAGGGCGGTTCTTCCTTATGGGCCCGGAACTGGCTGCCGGTAGGATGCGCCCCATTGCCGGTAGGTTCGGTGTCCGGTTGCCGGTTGGTCCTACCGGCAGAATCTGCCGGTAGGCTGTCGCCGTCCTTCAGCGCGCGGCACCGCTCCGCGCCGTCGATCACATTGCGGTCGAGGCGCAGCACGATCCAGTCCGCGGCGCGCGCGCCGTTCGGCTTTTGCTGATGCCGACGCTCCAGCAGGCCCCATTCCTCAAGCCGCTGAAGCCACTCGCGCGCCGTGCGCTCGGAGACCTCCGCAGACGCCGAAAGGTCGGCCTGGCTCGCCCATCCCTTGATAAGCCCTTCCGGGTCGGCATAGTCGGCAAGGCACATCAGGATCGACTTCGCCGACGGCGAGCCGAGCCGCTGATCCTTAGCCCATGCGGATGCCTTCCAACTCATGCCGTCACCCATGCCGGCATGCATTCAAGGATATGAAGGCGCTTTTTCGTGATACCGCAGAAGCGCCATCCGGCCTGATAGAAGCAATGTCCCCATGTCGGGCGGCTGGCGCGCCATGTCGGCTTCACCTCCCGCGGATCGACAAAGGTGAAGAAGCGCTCGCCGGGGAACCTGTGCCACGCCCGCACCATGGCGGCGCGCAGAAGATCAGTCGCCAGTTCGCCGCCTTCGCGCCGGAAGATATTACATTCAACGCCGGTCTGCCCATCCTGCCGGATGTCCGCCTTTCGCCACGAGCAGACAGACAATGCATCTGCAGTGATCAGCAGCAGCTTGAAGCCAGGACCAATGATTAGTCTGGGCTGCTTGCGTCCGGGCACGCGATATCTGTTGGAATAGTGACGCGCGAAGAGGTCGCGCGCGGTGGGGTTGCCATCGAGCACCTCAAGCCATCCCTCTGCGAGCAAATCGGGCTGGCCGTTCATTCCGCCGCCTCCATGAAGGGCTCCGCGTCCACGCCCCACTCGAGCGGCGGCCTGTAGTTCGACACGATGACGGCGGCGGCCGGCTTCTCGCAGACGGAATTGCCGATCTTGTGCCGCTGCTCGGTCTCCGAAAGCGGTTTGCCCCTGAAGATCGGGTCGAGGATATGGCTGTCGGGAAAGCCCTGCGCACGGGCGAGCTCGCGCGGCGTGAGCATACGCATGCCGATGTCGACGATGATGTAGACGACGCCGCGGATCGACAGCGTCACGACCTCGCCGCCGTCCCAGCACCCGTGCCGGCGCAGGAACGTTGCGACCTGGCGCGCTCGCTTCCACTGGGCCTCCGTCAGCGGCGGGATGGCCGCATCAGCGACAGCAAGGCCGAACCGATCGTGTGTCGTCGCGGCCCATGACGGTTGATCGACTGGGAAGCCGTCGCCATTCCCGTAGTAGGCCGTCATCAGCGGAAGCGTCACGACGGCGGAGTGCTGGCCGCCCGCGCAGACCGCAGGGTGGGCATCCTCACAGGAGCCGTCCCGCCGTTCACTGCCCTTGAGCGACAACATCGATGCGGCGACGATCTGCTGCTGGGAGCCTTCGACGGTCGCTGTCGACATCGGCTTTCCGGCTGGCCGCCCTATGGGCGCGCGCGGGCCGCCGTTGTGCTGCGCGAGATAGACCGCCGCCAAGCTGCCCTGGTTGCCGTCGGGCACCGGCGTCGGGGCAGGCCGGTCGATACCGACGCTGCGCGGCTCCTGACCGTCGCGCTCGCCATAGCGCGGCACGAGATAGGGAACGACGATCTGGTTCTGATCGCCATCCGACGCCGCAATGGTATGGACGGGCTCGCCGGCTGCCCGATTGCCGCCGCCGTGCTGGCCGCGGCTGACGAAAGGGACCGCGGCCGCGGTCGTCAGGCCGATCGGCGCGGCGCCGCCGGGTCGCTTGATGAAACTGTTCGCCGTCGCCGTCGGCAGCGGAACCGTGACTGGCTTGCCAATGCTGTCGCCGCGGAAAACGGCAACATGGGGCATCACAACCGCCTGATTGTTGCCGCCCGCATGCACAGTCGTGAGAGGCTCGTCGGTCCCGTACCAGCGGCGTCCACCGGAATCGCCATGAGCCAGACCGAGGACGAAGGCGTCGTCGCCGGCGTCGATGACATGCCGCTTCACCCCATAGGCAAGCCGCGCATCGGTTTTCACGGCGAGGGGCCGGATAACGCGCTTGCCGGTGCGCTTCGTGTATTCGCGGCCCTCTTCCTTCGTCATGAAGATCGAAGGGCAGTCGAGCGACCAGTCGAGAATGTCGGCGGCCACGGGCCATGGCTTGAGCCGGCCCGACATCACGGCCTCGGACTTCGGGTCGCCATGGGACGGCTCCGGCCATTCGACCGGCTGGCCGTCGCGCCGGGCCACCAGCTTCAGGCGCTTGCGGATCGTCGGATCGCCATACTCGCAGGCGACGATCTCCTTCCATCCGACCGAGTATCCGAAACGCGACAGCGCATGCACGAACTGGTGGAAGGTCCAGCCGATCCGCTCCGGATCGCGCATAAAACCCTTGCCGTCAGGCCGCTCGATCAGCGGCGACCATTTCGCGAAGGCGCTGACGTTTTCGAGGCATATGACCCATGGCCGCTGCCAGTCCGGCAGCTCCTTGAGCCACTTCACCGCCACCCATGCCAGGTCGCGCACGGCGCGCGACGTGATCGGCCCGCCCTTGGCGGACGAATGGTCGCGGCAGTCCGGCGACAGCCACAGCAGGCCGAACAGGTCGTCGCCCAGCGTCTCCCGCATCGAGACCTGCCAGACATTGGCGGGCAGGTGCACCGTGTCGGGATGGTTCGCCGCGTGCATGCAGAGCGCCGCGTCGTCATGGTTGACGGCGAAGTCGACATCGAGCGGATGGCCTGTCGGCAGAAACTCCAGGGCATCGAGCTGCTGAAGCGCAAGGCGGATGCCGTTCGACGCCCCGCCGCCGCCGGCGAAGCTATCGACGACACGCACGCGGCGTGCGCCTCTCCGGGCTGGCGGGATGACCGGCAGGGGCACCCGCGCGGCAGGGTATGAGCCGGGGCAAGGAAGGCAGCGCCAGCGCTGCTTCGCCGGCACGGCTTCCATGGCGAACAGGTCCGGATGAGCGTTCAAACCACCTCCCTCCCCTTCCATGCGTAGAACTCGGCCCGCAGCGCCTTCCAGCGCGACAGCGCCGCGTCGCTTTCGTTGATCTCGCGGCGCGAGGTGACGACGAGCAGGCTGCGCAGCTTCTGCGCCGTGCGCTCGTCGGAGGCCGGGCTTTCCAGCCCGTGCCGCTCCATCAGGAAGCGCTTGAAGGCCGGCACGGCGCACAGCATCGAGGCCTCGGCGGCGTAGTTCCTGCCACCCTGCCCCGCCTCCGCACCCGGCCGGGCGGCAGCATCGTCGACGGCGGGCGGCGCCAGCGCCTTCACCCGCTTCGCACAGCGGTCCAGCAGGCCGAGCAGGAAGCGCAGGTCCTGCGGCGCATGGGCGGCCACCTGCATCTCGTCGGCGGTGGCGAGGCTGGCGAAATCGGCGAGGCCGACCATCTCGCTGCCATTGCGGGCATAGATCCGCATGCGCCCGTCTTCCGCGCCGAGAGCCCATTCCGCCCCGTCCAGTGCGGCCAGCCGGTCGCGGATGCCGGCAAGCTGCCTCGCCTCCTGCACCCGGTTCATGCGCCGCCCTCCGCCAATATCCGCAGCACGGCCGCGAGCGGGCAGCCGATCAGGTCGGCGATGCGTTCCGGCGCGAGATCGGGATAGGCGCGGCGCAGATCAAGGATCGCGGCGCGGCGCGCGGCGCGCGCACGGTCGGAGTGCGAACTGCGCAGCACGGCAAGCGAAATACCCTCAGCATCCGCCGCGCCGTGCACGATGGCGATGCCGCTGGCCGGGCCATGGTCGAGTGCGGCAAGCCCGTCGATATCGGGCAGGCTGTCGAGGATCGCCCGCGCCTCCTCCTTGGCGGCGGCGAATATGCTCTCTACCTCGCGCGCCGCGCGCTCCTGTGCCTGGGCGATCACCGCCCGCGCCCGCTCTTCGGCATCAGCCAGCACCGCGGCGACGCGACGTGCATCGCGCCGGCCGACCGCGCGGCGGGCAAACGCCGCCTCCAGCGAGGACCGCGCCACAGGCGCATGCACCGGAAGGTCTTTCAGCCGGGCGGTCACAGATCGAATCCCTGCTGCACCGGCGCTGCCGGGCGATCCGGTTCGATAAATATGTCCGGCTGAGCATAGGCCTTGCGGATACGCACGCAGGCGATTTCGAAATAGCCCTCGTCAATCTCGATGCCGATGAACTTACGGCCGAGCTTTACGCAGGCAACGCCGGTCGTGCCGGAACCCATATACGGGTCGAGAACCGCGAGCGAGGTTGACAGTTGCTCCACGCACCAAGCCATCAACGCAATCGGCTTCTGGGTGGGATGCCAGCGCTCCTTGCCCCCCTTTTCAGAAGCCTTCGCCAACCCCTTCCACAGATGAGAGAAGATGCGGTCTTTGCCCCGACCCACACGCCAAGCGAACTCAACATCTGAAAACGAGTCAAAAGCAGGGATGCCCGCAAGCTTGTCCCATGCGAGCCACCGCCCGTGAGGCAAGCGCGCTGCGTAGTGATTTGCTCCCCAAAGGATCGCGTCATCAAACCGAAGGAGCGGCACTGGATCGAACGGGCGATCGTCACCAACGACAGGCTTCAAGTTGCGGACATCGTGCTTCCCGCCACCGCCCCCTGAATGCGCATAGGCTATGCCGTAGGGAGGATCACTGACCACAGCGATGCCCCCCCCACTGAGAGACGGCAGAACCTCCCGACAGTCGCCAAGCAACAGCCGGCAAGCCCCAATGACGACCTCTTTGCGGATCGCGGTCATGGCTCACCTCGCGCGATCGCCACGAGGCGCAGGCGCGACGCGGTCATCGGCATCGCCACCTCCGGCGGCAGCAGCCCTTCGCCATCGCGCACCGCTGCCAACACGGCGGAGCGGCAGGCAACATAGGTGATGCCCTCCCGGAACAGCGCGGCGGTGCAGATCGTCGAAAGCAGCAGCGCGTCGCGGGCAACGACCACGTCCGGCAGGCGCAGTAACAGCGCGGCGCGATCGGCATCGGTCGCGGCGTGCCGTAACTGAGCGAGAAGCGGCAGCGTCACCGTTCCGCCCTCCCCGTCTCACGGGAAACAGGCGCTGTAACAGCCTGATCCAGAATGGTTTTCATCGTCACGCGGCGCGAAGGCGCACGCACCAGGAAGGCGAAGGGATCGAGCCCCGCCATCTCGCACAGCAGCAGCACATTCCCGGCCGAGAGCGGCTTGCCGGCCACGGCGCGCGACAGCATGGCGCGGTCGGTGTCGGGCCATTTTTCGGTCGCGCGGCTGAAGGAATAGCCGAGCTGCTCCAGCCGGGCGGCGAGCGCATCGCCGAACTGGTCGAAACGGAAGTCAGCCATGGCCGCCCTCCAGCTCGCGCCGCAGCGCCGCCTGCAAGGCGGCAAACTGCGCCGTCGTGTCGTCGGGCACCGGCGCGGGTTTCTGTCGGCGCCGGAAAAGCGCCAGCACGAGCATGCCAAAGGCGGTGATCGGGTCGCGGAAGCTGCTCATGCCGCAAGCCCCGTCTTTTCGGTGAACGCCTTGGCAATCGCGGCCTTCGCCGCGCCGACTGAACGCGCCTTCTTATGCGGGCCGGTCACGCTGCCCAGCCAGAAGGACCATGTGCAGCCCTTCTCCGCCGGAAACACCGCTCCGACCTCGACGGAACCGAGCTTGGCGACGATCCGGCCGCCGGGATGCGGTTCGTCCCACACGAGGTGGGCGGCCGGGGCCGTGGAGGGAGGAGGTTCCACGGGGGCCCCGGCCTGATCCGCCTGTCGCTGGGAGGAGGAAGCGGCAGGCGGGGTCTCGTCATCGGCAAGCGGCGGCAGTGGTGCCGCCGCCTCATAGTCTTTCCAGTCCACGCGCTGCACCTGGAACGCGCCGGCATAGGCACCGCCCCCGTCGCGCTCCCAGATGAACCACGCCGTGTTCATCCGGCTGGGCGCCTCAGGCCCGCAATAGTCGTCGCGGTGCATCATCGGCAGGCGGCGGGTGAAGACGAGCACGCGCGCCGGCCGGCAATCGTCGAGCGCGAAATTCCGGTCGGGATCGTCGAACCCGGCGAGGAAATTGAGGTTGAGCAGCAGCGCCATCTTGCGCGGCCGGTGCACGCGCAGCGCATGTGCCACATAGGCGTTCAGCACGCCGCCATAGGGCGGGTTGGTGACGATGTCGAAATCCGGCGCATCCGGGCTTGCCGCACCGGTCAGGAAGTCGCTGACGCCCTGCACCTCGCCATGGCGCGTGACGGTGCCATAGTCGACAAGATCGGAGATCGCCACGTCGTATCCCGCATCCTCCAGCGGCCGCACGATCGCGCCGCGCCCGCAGGACGGCTCCCAGATCCGCACGCAGAAGCTCTCCCGCGCCAGCAGCGCGCGCATCGCCTCGATCGGCGTCTCGTAGAGATTGTGCCCGCGTTCTTCCTTGCTGGCGCTGGCCGTGCCGACAGCGGCGCGCAGGTTAGCCCGCGAGGGCTCCAGCCCCGCCGCGATCCGCGCCGCGATGGCCCGCTCGACGATGCCCGGCGCCTTCGCCTCGGCCGCCGCCAGCTTGCGCGCCTCGTGGATTTCCTTCGAGGACAGGCCGATCTCGTCGACGGTCGCAGGCGAAATGCTATTCTCGTCGGGAATAGCTTTTCCGCGCTGGCCCGGTCTGCGCAGTTCGCCCCGCGCCTGCGCCGCGTCATACTCGGCCGCGATGCGAATCTTAGCCCGCGCCTCGATCAGCAGCGCATCGCCTTGCAGCCGCCGCGCCTTCGCCACCAGTCTGTCGGCCGCGCCGAAGCGCGCCGCCAGATGCGCCGCACCCTTGGCCTGCTCATAGGCACCAGCCGCCAGCAGGCGGGCGGCGATCACATCGCCCTCGTCGAGCAGTGCCCGTGCCCGCTCGACCATTTCGGGCAGGCCGGAAGCGTCGGCGGTGACAAGGTCCGCCGTCATGCGTCTGCCTCAGCCATCGCCACGGCCCGCGGCCAGAGCGGTGCTACGGCGTCCCAACAGCCGTGTTCCTCACACCACGTGCGAACCTCGGCACCGCCTTCATCGGCGATGCGGTTTGCAAGATCCTCGACAACATCGTCGGGGTCGCAGGCAGCACGGTCGACGATCGTCAGGCAGTCCTCGCAGACGACCTCCCCGGCGACGATCTTGCCGCCGAAATCGGGATGAGTTTCATAGCCGCAGCGCTCGCAGCAATGTCCGAGACCGGCATCGAACCAGTTCGCAGGCGCCACACGCCGGAGCCCATCCCACGCCTCGACGCGCTGAACGTATTCCTCGTCGAACACCGCGGGCTCGTCGCCCCAATCGCGATCGCAAGCCCATTCCCTGAATGCCTCCTCCGGCGTGCGGGCAAAGATCGCCTGCCAGTCATATTCGCCAGGCGTGCCGACGGCGAAGGCCATCAGGTCCGGCCCCTTCGACAGGTCGATCCCGATGCTCATTGCGGAAAAGGCCGGCGCCGGCAGTGCCGCAGCAAGTGCAGATGATGACGCGCCGAGGAGAAATGCGCGGCGGGAGAGGCTCATCCCCACACTCCCAAGGCATAGGCGCCAGCCAGATTCACCGCGACGAGCAGCAGCCCGAGCGCGAGGCCGGCGGCGAGCGAATGGTTCGGGCGGCGGGTCACCGGCCCTGCTCCCCGTAGCTGTCGGCCACGAGCAGCCCGACGACCTCTTCCACCCAGTCGTCGCGCCACCATTTGGCGGCGCGGGCTGCGGCGAGGATCGGGCTGACATTGGCTGGCGTGACGAGCCCGCAGCATCGCGCGATGCCTATCCGCCGCGCATCGGGAAACACCTCGATCAGCGCGGCCATCGCCACCGCACGCGCCCGCGAGGGCTGGCGCATGCATGTCGCGAACGGCAGGTCGCCGGTCAGGCGGCATGCGGCCACGATGGCCGTGGCGATCTGGTCGGCGGTGGGAAACATCGGTCACGACCCCGACACCACGCGCAGGCCCTCGCCCGCGCCGAGGGCGGCCAGCCGGTTGTCGATGTCGGCGCGGATGCGCTCCACCCTGCGCGACAGGTCGCGCAGGATCTGCGCCTCGGCCGGCGTGACCACGCCGTCCGCCTTGGCGCGCACGGTCTCGACCATCATGTTGCCCGCCGCCTCGACGAGGTCGGCGTTGAGCGCCGACAGGCAGGCGGCCATGGCGTCGCGCGCGCCGCCGCCGCTCACCTCCAGCCCGAGAAACTCGTTCATCACGGCGGTGACGATCGGCCGGCCGACATAGCCCTCCATCGCCATCACCACCGGCGTCGGCATGTCGTCGCGGTCGACGCCGCCATACCAGCGGCCCACCTGGCTGCGCGAAATGGAGAACTTCTCCACCACGCGCTTGCAGCCGCCATAGGCGTCGATCAGGTCCGTCTGCGCCGCGTGCAGGCGAAGCTGCCAGCGCGGCGTGAACTCGCGGGGTTCGGACATGGCGTCCATGGTCGGCCTCCTCTCAGGCGCAAAAGCATTCCCGCGCCGGGAAATCCCGGCGTCGTTTCCCGTGGCGGGAAAGGCTGGATCGATTCACAAAGCGGGCATGAACACCCGCGAACACATCACCTCATGGCGGCGCACCCCCGTTCGGGCGGCCGGGCTGAACCCCTACAGTCGCACTGTCCCCATCGGGTGCCGGGAGCCTCGCGAGCCGTACCGGGGCCGCCCCTCGGGGTATTCTGGAATCACGGAAACGATTTCCCGCCACGCGGTCGGAGTCCGGCACGTCGGCCAGGTCGTCCTGCACGGCGAGAAGATGGGAAAGCCCGATCGCCTCGACGCGGGCGCAGGCAAATTCGGTCAGCACCTTGCGCGCAAGCTGCTCCACGGTCTGCCCGTCATGCGCGGCGACCAGCGCGAGCAGCACCCCGGCTTGGTCGGAGAGCCCGACATGCAGATGATCGGAAATTGCCGGCGCGGCCCTGAGGGGGGCTTGGGGCGAGGCCGCGCCGGCAGTCACCGCACCAGACGACGCGGCGCGGGATTCGAGAAAGCGGGGCGCGCGGAAGCCGGTCACTCTGCGGCCTCCGCAATCGGGCGTTCGACCGCTTCCGGCCACGGGGTCTCATCCGGCCAGTTGTCTGCAAACCAATGGAGGGCGCGCGTCAGACGCCGCACGCCGATATCCGATCCGTGACGGATGCCTGCAATCCTCTTGCCGTCGAAAAACACGCGCGACGAAAGCGTCGCCTCTGCCATTCCGGTGGCAGCACAGTAACGCTCTACGAGGAGAAGCATGGCATCAATCTGTTTCATACGGACATTCTATGCGGGATATGTCCCGCTTTTGTCAACGGGGTATGTCCCGCTTTCCGCGACGACTGCGAGCGGGAATATTCCCGCTATGAGTACGACCCTGAAAGATCAGATACTTAGACGCATTGAGCGGCGGCTTGATGAGCTTAAGCTGTCGGCAAATGCCGCAGGCATCGCATCAGGACTTGGTAAGGACCTGATTCGTGACTGGCGCAGAAGCAAGGCGCTGCCCAGGCTGGACAGCCTGGCGAAACTTGCGCCGGTGCTCAAGACATCCCCGGAGTGGCTCGCGTACGAAGTAGGTCCAGACTCAGTGCGCGACGTATCGGTGCCAATCGTCTCGTGGGTAGCAGCCAGCCGCTTTGTGGATGTTCCACAGATCCTAGATGCGTCGGATGCTCCAACCCTGTCGGTAGGAGACATCGGAAATGGCAAGCATCTGGCTCTCGAGGTCAAAGGCGATTCGATGAATCTGGTGGCGCCAGAAGGATCGAAGATTGTCGTCGCGCTTGACCAGAGGGAACTGCTCCCGCGTCGCTTCTACGTATTCATCAAAGATGGATCGGCTACTTTTAAGCGCTACATGGTTGGGCCGGAGCGACTTGATCCCTTTTCAACCAATGGCGAGCACGAAGCCTTGCCGATTGACGAGACGACCGCTGTCATCGGAAGAGTTGTCCGCGTGATAAACGACCTCTAGTCGACCTCGATCTCTGGCGGCCACAAGAGCTTCAGCTTTACCCCAAAACTCCCCCTATCTCTCGGTCCCATATCCCAGCCTCCCACGATTCGAGCAGCGCAGCGTGCACGAGGCACTGATATATGCTCGCGATAGGTTAGCGCATCCTCCCTCGATAGATAGCCAACCGGCATCGCATTAATGTCCACGCGAACCGCAAGCGGATCGTGTTTATTGCCGTTCTCAAGATGAAGGATCGCACCGCAATCATACTTGACGCCATCGGGATGTTTGCCGCCGCAAATCCGGGCGATATTTCGCTAAAAAGCCGCTTCCCCAACCACATTGAACGCATAGCCCCGGCTGGCTCGCAGTACGCGTACACGGCCACCACGCAGCCCCAGCCACCCCAGCAGTCCCATTTCCGATCCTCCACTCTACTACAACAATACGTCGTGGGCTGCGCATAGCTAAGCGGGATATGTCCCGTTTTTTCTGTTGACGCGGGATATGTCCCGCATTAGCTTCCCACCCCATCGCAATCCCGCGATGGAGTGAAACCCATGATCCGCGACCAGATTGTCGTCACACCCCGTCGTGACGGCGCCACCTTCAGCCCGCCGCACGCCGCCCCGCTCATCGAGCGCATGACGGCGAAGATCATCGAGATGGGCATGAACGGCACGGCCGTCACCGCCGATGCCCTGTACGAACAGTCCGACTTCACCCGCGACGAGATCAAGGCGCATGGCGCGCAGGCCGCCGACCTCGCCCGCGCCCGCGCCGTCCGCCAGTTGGCCTGATCGCCATGGCGTCGTTGAGCGCGCCTGCCCGGCGCAAGGCAAGAGACGCGGCGGCCGAGGCCCTCGGCCCCGGCCCTTTCTTCGACGGCGGCGCCCTGCGCGCCGCGAAGGACCGCGCCGCCGCAGGCGCAGCGCTGTCCACCCCCTTCGCCGAGATCGTCATCTGGCTCGCCGTCGCCTTCTCCCTCGGCACCGCCGGCATGCTGACGATCGAAGCCCTCGCCCGCCTGGGCGCAAGCTGCGGGGTGGCGTGATGGCTGATCCGTGGAAAGACGAACAGGAACAGCAGACCCAAGAGCTGACCGAAATCATCCAGCGTTCCATCGATGATTACGGCAAACGCCTGCTCGGCGAAGGCCGGCAGCCAACCCTCAATGCGGTGGGCGGCGCGCTCGCATCGGCCATCGGGGCGATGCTCGCAAGCGTCAACGACCGGCGGGTTCGCAAGGCGCTCCGCAAATCGATCGACGATGCGCTGCCGCAGGCGATCGCGGCGCATGAAGGCCGCATGGGTCATACCCGCATCGTCACCATTGGGAGGCTCAACGGATGATCGCCCGCTTCGGAGACTGGATGCAGACCTTCACCGGCCGCCAGTTCTGGCCGCTTGACCCGCGCCCCGACGAGATCGCCGTCGAGGACATCGCCCACGCGCTCGCCATGCAGTGCCGCTACGCCGGCCACTGCCTGCGCTTCTACTCCGTGGCGGAGCACAGTGTGCTCCTCTCCGAATGGGTCATGGCTGAGGCAGGCACGCATGCCGCGCTCTGGGCGCTGCTGCACGACGCCAGCGAAGCCTACCTCGTCGACGTACCGCGTCCGGTGAAGCCATACCTCGCGGGTTACAAACCCGCCGAAGCCGTTGTGATGCGCGCCGTCGCGGCGCGCTTCGGCCTCGCGCCGGACATCCCCGCCATCGTCAAGCAGGCCGACGATCGCATCATCGCCGACGAACGCGCCAATCTCAGCGCATGCGTCGCGCAATGGGATTTCGACGCCATCCCGCTCGGCGTGACGCTGCACTACTGGACGCCAGATGTGGCCGAAGAGCGCTTCCTTGAGGCGTTCCGCTGGCTGATCGACGCAGTCGATGTAGACCGTTGCATCGCCTGCGACATGCCGTTCAAGGACGGCGACGCCGTCTACGATGACGTGAGTGGCGGTAGCCTGCACGCGGCGTGCTGCGGCCCGGAGGTGGAATCATACGTCGATGCCGCCGGCGAACCGCTCAAGCCCGGCGAAGCAATACCTGCGCCTTACATTTGGAGGGCGCAGCCATGAGCGCCGACCGTATCGCCGAGCTGCTCGCGGCCAATAACGAATACCAGCAGGATGCCCGCGCTTCGCGGGCGCAGGCCAAGCGCTACAAGGAAGAGCGCGACCGCGCCAACCGCAACCGCGACATGTGGCAAAGCCAGTGCGAACGGCAGGCCGAGAAGCTGGCGACGTTCCGCGCCATCATCCGGGCTGCACTTCCGATCATCGAGCAGAACCGCAACGAACTGTTCGACGGGCACCAGATCGACGGCGAGCTGCGCGTCGAGGACGAGCACGACCAGATCGCGGCGAACGACATCGCCGAGATGGATTTGTGGCTCGTCTCTGCCCGTTGCGAGCTGGAAGCGGAGGCTGGCGGCCATGGCTGAGCACTCCAGCATCGAATGGACCGACGCGACGTGGAACCCGGTCACCGGCTGCACCGTCATGTCGCCCGGCTGCACGAACTGCTACGCGATGAAGCTGGCCGGTACCCGGCTGCAGCATCATCCCAGCCGGGCGGGCCTGACGGTCGACACCAAAGCCGGCCCGGTCTGGAACGGGCAGGTCCGCCTCAACGAGCAATGGCTCGACCAGCCCCTGCGCTGGACGCGCCCGCGCATGATATTCGTGTGCGCCCATGGCGACCTGTTCCACGAGGACGTGCCTGACGAGTGGATCGACCGCGTCTTCGCCGTCATGGCGCTTTCGCCGCAACACACCTTTCAGGTGCTGACCAAGCGCAGCGCGCGGATGCGCGAGTATGTCAACGGCATCAAGTCGAACATCCCTTTCCTCGGCAGAATGCCGCTGGAGCGTATCCACCTCGAAGCCGCCGCGCATATGGAAGGCGACGGCGGTTTCATGGACGTGTTGAAGGAACGCGGCAACGTCTACAGTCTCTATCTCGATGCCCCATGGCCCCTCCCCAACCTCTGGCTCGGCGTCTCCGCCGAGGATCAGATGCGCGCCGACGAGCGCATCCCCGATCTTCTGGCGACACCCGCAGCTATCCGCTTCGTCTCGGCCGAGCCTCTTCTCGGCCCGATTGATTTAGAACGGGTCGGAACGCTCGACAGCGTGCGGATGGCTTTGCCAGACGTTATTGCACGCGAGGACCGCGGGCGGCCCAAGAGTGGCGCCGGATCGATCAGCGGCGCACAGATCGATGCTCTAGGCTCAGCCGGATCGTCACTTACGTTCTTCCAGACCCCCGACCATATGGGCGGTTTCACGGCCGCATCGCCTCGCCAGTGGCCGAGCCTCGACTGGGTCATCGTCGGCGGCGAGAGCGGCAAGGGCGCCCGTCCCATGCACCCCGCCTGGGCCCGTCAGATTCGCGACCAGTGCGACGCCGCAGGCGTTCCGTTCTTCTTCAAGCAATGGGGAAGCTGGGTTTCGATCTACGACCGCGACCGCGACGATCCCGATTGGCGAAATGTGCCGAAGCCCGGCGATTGGCATCGAAAACGCTGGCTCAATCTGGCTGGGGGCCAGGGGTTCCACGGCGCCGAGCTCAACATGATGCGCAATGTCGGCAAGAAAGCCGCCGGTCGACTGCTCGATGGCATCGAGCACAACGGCATGCCACAGATCGGCGAGGTGCCGGCGCTATGAGCGACCTCCCCATCCTGTTTTCCGCACCGATGGTCCGCGCCATCCTGCGCGAGATCGAGCGGCCCGGAACCGGCAAGACGCAGACGCGGCGGGTGGCGGGCGAAGCGATACCGGGCATGCACCTTGACCGGGTTGGGCCAACTGGCTGGCAGTTCACAGGCGAAGGTGGCTCGCCGCGTATTCCGTATCGGCCGAAGCATGCAATCGGCGACCGCCTCTATGTACGCGAGGCGTGGCATGCGGCCAGAAGTCTCAACAGCACGAGCCCGAGAGACATACCGCGTGACGCTGATATCGAGCACGCTGCTACGGCTCGTAGCTATGCCGAGATCGGTCTGAAAGGGAAACTGCGCCCCGCGATGTTCCTTCCCCGCTGGGCCAGCCGCATCACCTTGATCGTCACCGATGTCCGCGTGCAGCGGTTGCAGGAGATCGATGAGGTCGACGCGCTCGCAGAGGGCGTTCGCGAGGGCTACGGAGATCCTGCCTATGAATGGGAGGCTCTGTCCTATCGCCGCAGGTTCAATCTGCTCTGGGACCACCTCAATGCCGCTCGCGGCTATGGCTGGGACGCGAACCCGTGGGTTGCCGCCTACACCTTCCGGCCGATCCTCGGGAACATCGATCAGGTGGCGCCATGACCATCGCCCGCCCCGATGGCCGCAACCAGGTCTGCTGCGACACCTGCCCCGCCAGTTACCCGAACACATATCTTGACGAGGGCTGGAGCGTCATGATCGCCGACGCGAGGGCGGCAGGCTGGATCATCCGCAAGACTGCACCAAAGCGCGATGCCGGCGACACGTCCGACCTCTTCGGCCGCCCGCTGCGCGTGGCGGGCCAGTCTGCGCACGAGGAGCCGTTCACGCACACCTGCCCGGCCTGCGCCCGGCCGGACAAAGGCGAGAGGCTGCTGTGATGCCGTCGCCGCCCAGTCAGCGTGCGCCCGGCCGCCCGAACCTTTCGCGGCCAATCCCGCGCTTCGCACTAAATGAGACAGAGCTGGCTATTGCGCTCGGCGTCGGCGTATCGACGGTGCGCGACATGGTCGAGGCTGGCAGGCTCCCCCGGCCAAAGCTATGGGGCCGGCGCAGGCTCTACCTTGTAACCGAAATTGACGCGGCGCTTCTGGAATGGCCTACTGACGGCGAGGAAGACGGGTCTCAGGGCGCAACCGACGATGATCGCTGGAGCGCGCAGGCCTGACATGGATGACGAGAGCCTCGCATTGGCGTCGATCGACCTGCCCTATATCGAGCGCAACAAGAGCCGCCACGGTCGGTACAGGTATTATTTTCGTTACGAAGGCCAGCGGCTCGCCCGTCTGCCGGACAATCCCGAGGAAGAAGCCTTCTCGCTGGAATACTGGAAGATCAGGCGACGCGTAGAGGTCGGCGAGGCCATGCCGCCGATGTCGGCGACGACGACGCTGCCGCGCCACCCCAAGCCGAACACATTTCACTGGCTGGCTTTCCGTTATCTGGCCTCCGATGCGTTCAGGCAACTCGACGGGACTACGCGAGCCAAGCGCCGCGCCATCATCGATTCGATGCTGCTCGAACCGGTCAAGCCAGCCAGCGCGGACATCTTTGCCGACATGCCGCTGCGAGCCCTCACTGTTGAGAACATCCAGGTCTTGCGCGATCGGAAAGCGCTCACGCCATTTGCGGCAGACGAGCGCCTGAAGATCCTGCGCCGGATGCTCGACACGACCGAGCCGGGACGTGAAGGCCTGCCTACCCCGATCATGCGCACCAATTTTGCGCGGCTGGTGACGCCCTTCCGCAAGAAGACGGACGGCTTCCATACGATCACGGCCGACGAGGTGGCGCAGTACATCAAACACCATGGCGAGCGCTCGAAAGCGGTGCTGGCGATCGTCCTGCTGATGTTCACAGGCATGCGCGTGTCCGACCTTCAGGCGGTTGGACCGCAGCATCGCCGGGGGGATACCCTTCACTTCCGCGTCTTTAAGGGCCGGAACCGCAACCCGGTGGTTCTGGACATTCCGATCCACCCCATCCTCGCCACCGTCCTGGCCTGGCATCCCGTCTCCGGGATGGCCTACATGTTGACCGAGCACGGCAAGCGCTACTCGATCAAGGGGCTGTCGCAACGCGTGTCCGCATGGTTCGATCAGGCCGGCCTGCCGCATTGTTCTGCCCACACGGTCCGCAAAGGCCTCGCTACCCTTCTCGCAGAGAACGAGGCGACCGATTCGATGCTTGATGGCCTCTTCGGCTGGAAGGACGGCAAGACATCGAAGATCTACACTGCCCGCAAGCAGCAGGCGAAACTCGCCCGCCAGGCTGTCAGCCGCATCGAGTGGGAAAAGGTATGGCAGATCGATATCAAAGACGCCGGATAA